AGTACAAGGTCGACGTGGCGCACACGCAGGCGCAGCTTGAGGCGGCGATCAAGGCCGGCCGGTTCGCGCTGCACAGGGTCGGCGGCACGGACGTGAGGGTATTGGCCGACATCAACAGTTTAACCACGGTTACGCCAGAAAAAGGCGGCGATTTCAAGGAAAATCAAACGATAAGGGTCATCGACCAGATCGCAAACGACATCGCGGTCCTGTTCAATGGCAAATATATCGGCGCGGTGCCGAACGACGCCGACGGCCGGATCAGCCTATGGGCTGACATTGTGAAGCACCATGAGGCGCTGCAGCAGATCCGGGCGATCGAGGGCTTCAGCGGTGACGACGTCAAGGTCGAGGCGGGCGCGACGAAGCGGTCCGTGGTGGTCACCGACTTGATCACAGTTGTCAACGCCATGGCGCAGCTCTACATGACCGTGACGGTAGCCTAAGGGAGAGGGGGGAACGATATGAGCAACGAAGCGACGATGCACCCTAAGGACGCCATATTCGGCGGGCTGGCGAAGTGCTTCGCGACCATAAACGGGCGCCGGTACCATTTCATGACGATGACCGACTTCGAGGCGAAGTGGGACGTCAAGCTCGTCGAGGTCAAGATCCTCGGCAAGGTCGGCATGGGCCACAAACCGGCCGGCGGCAAAGGGACCTGGAAGGGTACGGCGCACTATAACCAGAGCTATTTCAGGGCGATGGCCAACGAGTACCAAAAGACGGGCTTTATGCCGTACTTCGAGATGCAGATCACGAACGAAGACAAGGGCGCCTCGATCGGGCGCCAGACGATCATCCTGTACGACTGCCTGTGCGAGTCCTTCACGCTGGCGAAGTTCCAGAGCGGCGAGGGTATCCTGGACGAGGACCTCTCGGGCACCTTCGAGAGCTTCGACATGCCGGAGATGTTCGCCGACCTGCCGGGGGTGTAACGGATGGCTGACAAGACGCTGTTCTTCAGGTCAAACAAGGTCAGGCGCGAGAACGTGTTCTTTCCGGCTACGGAGTCCTTGAAAGGCGAGGACGGCAAGCCGCTCATGTGGGAGCTGCGGCCGGTTTCGACCAAGGAGGACGACCAAATCAGGGCCGAGTGCACGCGCGAGGTACCGGTACCGGGCCGGGCGGGCGTGACGCGCACGAAGTTCGACACGTTGGCCTACCCGGTCAAGCTGGCCGTGCACGCGGTGGTCGCCCCTGACCTGCACGACCCGGAGCTGCAGGGCAGCTACGGGGTCATGGGCGCGGAGGACCTGCTGCTCGAGATGATCGACGCGCCGGGCGAGTTCCTAAACCTGACGCTGTACATCCAAGAGATGAGCGGCCTGAACGTGACGCCGCGGGAGAGGGTGGAAGAGGCAAAAAACTAATCAAGGGCGGCGACCCGACGGCGGTGTTCATGCACTATGCGATACACCAATTCCGTTGGACGCCGTCCGAGCTCGAGGAATGGATGGACTGCGGGCGGGAGATGCAATCGTTTTACATCGGCTCGATCGAGTTGAAAGTCGAGAACGAACGCGAGGAACGGGACCGTATCAAGCGCGGCGCGCGGTGAGGGGGACGCATGGACAATCTGCAAACGAGACTGACGCTGATCGACAGCGTGACGGAACCCGCGCTGCGCATGTTCGACTCGCTGTCAGGCGTGGCGGACCGGTTCACGAACGTGGCGGAGCAGGCGGCGCGGATCGAGCAGGCGGACAATTTCGGCGCGGTCCGTGCCGGCATCGACGCCTCGAACACTTCCGCCGGCGCGTTCATCGCGAACACGTACAACATACAGCACAACCTCGGCCAGAGTGAGCAGGCGCAGCGCGGGTTCAATGAGCAGCTGCGCCAGGGCGGCGGGCTGGCCGATACGCTCCAGCAAAATATCGGCAAGCTGGCCGGCCTGATGGGCGTGGCGTTCGGGACGAGGGCCGTGGTGAACTTCTTCCGGGGCTCCATGGACTACGCGGACCAGCGGATCAGGGCCGAGCAGCAGCTGGTCAACGTCATGGCGAACCAGGGCGCGATGGAGTCCGATCTGCTGGCTGTCCGTCAGAAGGCGGCGGACATTCAAAAGAGCGGCATGTACCACAACACGGCGATGATCGGCGGCGCGGCCGAGCTGTCCACATACCTCAAGGACACTGAGGCGCTGACGTCGATGATGGACACCTTAACGGACTACGCGGCGGGCATGTCCGGCGGCGCGGCGGTCGACTACAAGCAGATGGTGGACTACGCCACGCAGCTGGGCAAGGCCCTGGAGGGCTCCTACGACGGGCTGGCCAAGAAGGGGTTCAAGCTGACAGAGGTCCAAAAGGACATCATTTCGAACGGCACGGAGATGGAGCGCGCCCTGGTTATCAAGGACATCGTCGCCCAATCCTGGGACGGGCTGTACCAGTCGATGTCGAACACGCCTACGGGGCAGATAGAGCAGATCAAGAACGCGTTCACGGACATAAGGACGGAGGTCGGGGCGAAGCTGTACCCGATCGTGCTGAGGTTCATGCAGGCGATACAAGACAACATGCCGCGGATAGCGGCGGTCATCGACGGCTTGGTGCCGGTGATCGACACGATATTCAATATCCTGGGCACGATCATGGACGTGGCGGGGTTCATATACAACGTGTTCGCGAATAACTGGACCTGGATCGAGCCGATCCTATGGGGCATCGTGGGGGCCATGGTGGCGTGGAAGGTGGCGCAGCTCGCACTAAACACGGCCATGGCAATAAATCCGGTCATTGCGATCCTCTCGGCGGTCGCCGCGGCCATCGTGATCGTGGCCAACGTGGTCGGCGGGTTCAACGTTTTATGGCAGATAGTATGCACCGCGCTCCGGTCGGGGATCGTTTGGGCGGGGTTCGGGATCATGACCGTATTCAGCAAGCTGTCGACGGCCATGGAGTGGCTGGGCGAGGCGTGGCAGAGCGTATGCCACGGGATGCAGGACGCGTTCCAGTTCATGGTCTCCGGCGTTATGAGGGCCTTCGAGGCCATAATCAACGGGTTCTTGGAAGGCATATCGTGGCTGGCCAAGGTCTTGATGCCTTTCGGCGACCAGTTCCAGGACTTCGTCCGCGGCGGCAAGGTCTCGTGGGGCTCCGAGGCATGGGACGAGGCGAAACGCGCCTCCACCGCCCGGTCGGCCGAACGGGCCGACAAGGAAGCCGAGAACGCCGCCGCCCGGCAGGAGAGGTGGGACTACCTGGAATATCTCAAGTCCGAGGCGGGCAGCATATGGACCGAGGGCATGGCCGAGGCGGACCGCATACGCCTGGAGAACGAGGAGCGGAACGCGGCGCGTGAGATCGTGGTCGGGGACTATGTGGACCTGTCCGGCCTGGACGGCGAGGGTTACCCCGACTTCATGGACCTCATGGCGGCGGACATCGAGGACATCGCCGGCAACGTGCGCGGCATCGCCGAGTTCTCTGAGGATAACCTAAAATACCTGCGCGACCTGGCTGAGCGCGAGGCGGTGAACCGCTTCACCACGGCGACGGTCAACGTGGAGTTCGGCGGCGTGAATAACAACGTATCGTCCGACATGGACCTCGACGGGGTGGTCAACTACCTCGCCGAGGGCACGCGCGAGGCGCTTCTATTGGTGGCTGAGGGGGTGCATGCTTGATGTACCACGTCTACATGGACGGCGAGCGGCTGCCCGTGGCGCCGGACAAGCTGACCCTGAGCGTGAGGAACCTTAACCGGACCGTCACGCTGATCAATGAGGGCGAGATAAACACGGTCAAGAAGGCGGGCCTGTCGGGCGTGGCGTTCACGGCGTTGATCCCGGGCCGTGAGGGCTACCCCTTCGCGGCGTACGAGTCGGGCTACCGTGACGTGGCGCATTACCTGGGCGTGCTCGAGCGGCTCAAGGTGGCCATGAAGCCGTTCCAGTTCATCGTCTCGCGCATGGACGCCATGGGCGGGCTGGCCTGGGACACTAACCTCAAGGTGACGCTGGAGGAGTACAAGGTCGTCGAGGACGCGGACGACGGCCGTGACGTCATGGTGGATGTCTCGCTCAGGCAGTACCGCGACTACGGGGCGAAGACGGTGGAGCTCAAGTACACGCTGCCGGCGGTCCGGCCGGGCTCGATCCTGACAGACTACCCACCGGCCGTGGCGGCGGTGGTGACCCCGACCAGGCCGGCGGACAGCGCGCCGGCGGCCAAGACGCACACGACAGCGGACGAGGAGCACCTGTGGTGGATCGCACAGCAGCGGCTTAATAGCGGCGAGCGGTGGGAGGAGATCTACGTCGTGAACCAGGCAATGCTAGAGCATCAAGCCAGGCAGGAGACGCGGCCGAAAGTGCCGGCGGGCGTGACGCTGGAGCTGCCTAAGGACGACAAGCCGACCGGGATGGTGGGCGCGTTGATGAAGGCAGTGGACCGGTCCGGCGTATCCGGCTCGGCGCTCAACGCGATGGGCATGACGCAGATGGACAAGAACCTGTACGGCGTTAAATGAGGGGTAAATGGTCGAGCTGACGGTACATGACGGATCCAGCGCGCACATGCCCGTGGTGGCGGAGGGGCTCACGTGGACGACCGAGCGCCGCGGCGCGCCCGGCAAGCTCGAGTTCACGGTAGTCAAGGGTTCCGGTATCAGCTTCTCCGAGGGCGCGCCCGTCCGGCTCGTGGTCGGCGGGGTCAGGATGTTCTACGGGTTCGTGTTCGCCAAGAAGCGCGACAAGCGCCAGCACGTGACGGTCACGGCCTATGACCAGCTGCGGTACCTCTTGAATAAAGACACCTACGTGATGCGCAACTACACGGCGACCGATCTGGTGCGCCGGATCGCCGGCGATTTTGGCCTCAACCTGGGCAAGCTCGACGAGACGACGTACCGGATCGAGGCCAAGGTGGAGGACAACGTCGCGCTCATGGACATGGTTTACGGCGCGCTGGACCAGGACCTTATGAACACGCGGCGGATGCACGTGCTGTACGACGATTTCGGGGCCCTGACGCTCCGGTCCATCGACGGCATGGTGGTGGACGCGCTGATCGACGAGGAGTCGGGCGAGAACTTCGAGTACTCCTCCTCGATAGACGAGACGTATAACCGGGTGAAGCTGGCCTACGAGAACGAGGAGACGGGCAAACGCGACATATACATCGCGCAGAGCTCCGACCGGATGAACGCCTGGGGCGTGCTGCAGCACTACGAAACGCTGGCCGAGGGCGAGAACGGCCAGTCGAAGGCCGACGCGCTGCTCGAGTTGATGAACGTCAAGGTGCGGCGCCTGAAGGTGCTGAAGGTATTCGGCGACCCGCGGGTCCGAGCAGGGAGCATGGTCATGGTCCGGCTCAAGCTCGGCGACATCCGGGTCAATCACTTGATGATGGTGGAGCGGTGCGTGCACGCGTTCGCCCTGGACGACCACCGGATGGACCTGACCCTGCGCGGCGAGGAGTTCGTATGAGTAGCGGCGACTTTACGGGCCTGATCGATGCGATGAAGAGGGCGGCGGTGGGCGCGGTGGACGCGGCCAAGCCGGTCGCGGTCCTGTTCGGGCGCGTGGCGTCCGCCTCGCCGCTGCGGGTGGCGGTGGAACAGAAGCTCACGCTCGAGGAGGGCCAGCTGGTCCTATGCAGGGCGGTGACGGACCATGACGTGCGCGTGGCGGGCTCGACCGAGCCCATGCGCGTGCTCGGCGGCCTAAGGGTCGGCGAAGAGGTGATAATGCTGCGGGTGCAGGGCGGCCAGCGGTTTATCGTGCTGGATAGGATAGGCGGGGGGTGAGCGGATGATCCCGAGGAACGATGCATTGCAAGGCGAGATACGCGTGGAGGAGCCGGCGACGCGCACGTTCTACCTGGACGCGGGCCGGAACGTGGTGTTCGGGCACGTGGACAAGCTCGAGGCGATGCGGCAGGCGATATACCTGATCCTGGGCACGGAGCGGTACAGGTACCCGATCTTCACATGGAATTACGGGGTGGAGCTGGGCGGCCTGTTCGGCCGCGCGAAGTCGTACGCGCTGCCGGAGTTGAAGCGGCGCATATCGGAGGCGCTCATGCAGGACACGCGCGTCGAACGGGTGGAAGGGTTTACGTTCCGTTCGCGGGGCAACGTGGTGACCGCCTCGTTCGTGGTGGTGACGGATTACGGCGACATTGAGGCGGAGAGGGCGGTGGAGCTCTGATGGTATACGGCGCACTGACGTACGAGCTGATCCTGGACCGGATGGTCGGGCGCGTGGAGGAGTGGGCCCAGGGTCAAGGCACGACCCTGGACACGCGCGAGGGCTCGCTGATCCGGACGGCGCTGGCACCGGCCGCGGCCGAACTGAAGATGATGTACGTCGAGCTGGACGAGGTGCTGAACGCGACCTTCGCGGACACCGCGCCGCGGGCGTTCCTGATCCGCCGCTGCGCCGAGCGCGGGATCGCCGTGTACGGGTCGACGCACGCCGTCCGCGCGGGCGACTTCAACGTAAGCGTGCCGATCGGGTCGCGGTTCACGCTGAACGGCGTGGGCTACGCTGTCCTGGAGCCGCTCGAGGG